CACCAGTACCTTCAACACGACACAGCATGTCGAGGCCATTCTTTTTGTATTTCATTCTGCGTATAGACATTTTGATTTCCTCTCTCTCTATGAACCCTACATAAGACATCTGTCATAGATTGCAAGTGGTCATAGAAAGTTTCTTTAATGCATTTAATGCATATTTAATGCAGTGACCCAGACTGCAATAAATAACCTAACCCAAACCCCTTATTCTTATAGTATATATATATATATTATATATTTATTACATTATTACTTACTACCTTCCCTCCCCCCTCTGGGGGAGAGACATGGGGTACTCACAGATACTAATAGGGGACTGCATTATTGCAATAAATACATTAATTGTTAAGCCGTTGATATTCATAAGTAATACAGCTCCACAGGGGTATGCAATAAATACTGCAATAAATGCCATCGCCTATTCATCCCACGGTGTCTTGGGCAAAGTGACTGGCTTATTGGGCATGTGACGCTTGTAAGATCCAAGCTGCATTTTCAATCTGTTTATATCGTCAGCCTTTTTTTCCGAGCTGTTTTTGGATAGATCACCAATGTTAATATCTTTTTTGCGGGTCATTTTTCACCTCTCATCCATTGTAAATCTTTGGTCATTTGATCTCTCTGCGCCATGAGCTTCTCGACCAGTTGCGTTAACCGTGCGATTTCGTTGCGTTGGACAGACACTTTGCTCTGAAGTTTCTGTATGTTTTTGTCTAAATTGTGGTTCACTTATCTTTTCCTTGGAGAATGTATTCTGTTGTGTGATTGGGGGTAGATCCCCAAACGGTCCAGATGAAATCCATTGTGGCGCTCTTGCCCCTCTCAGGGGACATTGCTGGCCTCCACGTCAGGGCAATGACTGCCATTGGCTTGGTCTTATTGAACAGCTTCTGTCGCTTCTTAGCATGCCAGAAAGTGGCCTTGGTGAGCATTGCAAACGGCACTCCCATTGCGGCTGCTTTCTCAATGAAATCTGCGGCCAGATTAAATGGGGGGTTGGTGATGATCGCACCACAATAACAATCGGCGTTTAGGAAGTTCATCCCACTATCACCATAGCCCCTGTCATGCAGATCCGTCGAGACAACTCTGAAGTTGCGCTCTTCCAGAACCTTTGAGATGGCCCCATCTCCACAGGCTGGCTCCCATATGCGCCTACCCCTGAACAACCACTCGAAGCAATTAAGCAGCGCGATGGTGCATTCTGGTGGGGTGGCATAGAAGTCAGCGGCGTTGCGATTATTTTTGGGCGACTTTCCCCCGATGATAACTGATGACCTCATGTGTTACCGCCTTGGTACTTAACTGCCTGCGGTGGTTCTGGCCACGTCTCTGCAATTAGCTCCCCGCCACAGGCCATATAACCACAAGAATCCTCCCAATTATCGACGTTCATTGGGTTGGATTTGATCCTAGCAATTTTTAAGAGCGTCATCATGACCCCAACATCATGTGGTTTTATCTCTTTTGTTTCGAGATAAGCAGACCAAAGATTTGCGATGGTGGTCAGGTTGCTTTCCATATCACCGTGGGTCGCCGCCCTATCTTTGGTCACATATTTCTTGGCGGTATCTAAAATTTCGGTTCTTGTGTGCTTGCTCATTGTGTGGCCTCTCTGGGTTGATTGGTGTAAAGGAAGTCTTTGGGGGTTAGCTCTGGCAGGCCAACGGCTCTCTTGTCGCCACTAACGCGGTGTCTGGTTCTGAAGAAACCATCGTGTTCATAATAGGCTTCCATGAACTTTCTGGCGTACCAAGCGACATAATTGTTGTTGATCTTGAAAGTAGATCTGCCATCAACATCTGCCTCATCTGTCTCCCACCTGATGCGCTCCATGATTGCCTGCGCTGAGTAATTACTGAAGCCTCTTTCAATTAGCTCCAGCGAAAAACGAATGAACAGGTTACGCACATTTGGGTTTTCTGCGTCAAACTCAGCGGCCTTTTCATCAAGTTGTTGCTCTCTGGTTTTCATTTTCTCTCTCCCTAATGTTGTGGTGGTGCAAAGTATGCGTACCTCGCACGACCTTTTTGGCCCTCATTGCTCTGGCGAAATTCAATGCCACGATCTTCTTGAAGGGCAGCGAAGACTTCCTTGCGGCGTCTTGGTTCCATATTTGCGAAGGCAGAAACCGTGCGCGAGATCTGGCTTTCGGTAATGCCAGCCAGCCCAGACTTTTCGATCTTGGCAAACACTGCCTTGCAGGCTGCATCAAATGGACCTTCCGCCATGTTCAATCGGAACATCTCAATGGTCTGCTTGGCGTAGTGATCGACGTAATCAATTGACCACTGCATTGCGTCTGGACCAATTTCATCCTGATCCATTGATCGCGCCACGATTAGGGATAGGCGCATGGCGATCTCACGGGATCGATTGTACATGGCCTCTAGTCCAGTGCCTGTTTCCTTCTTGATGGCATCGACCAGCTTTTCTTCATAGGTACGCAGAAGTTTCTTGGCCTCTGACGTGAAGGAAACTTCGACTGGTGTTGGTGGTAGGTCATGGATATTGCCTGCGTCGAGATCCCCGACTTGTGCGCTTGCCTGTTCTTTTGCCCAAGCTGCGAGACGATCAGAAATAGTTGACCTGCGCTTTTCCTGCGATAGCTGGACGCCGATCTCTGACTTAACGATGACGAATCGGTTGAGAAGACCACTGGCCACATCACCACCACCGATTGCCTGCATGAACTCAGACGGTGTTGACATGCCGACCAGTGTCAGGCTGGGGCGTTTTACAACGCTTTCCAGCTTGGCTGCCTCAGAAGACTTCATGGTGTTGGTTGCGTATCCCTGCTGTCTCAGGGTTCCGTCCTGACGGCCAAAGCATTCCATTATGGATGTCAGGGCATCTGCCTTGTGTTGGTTGCCTTTGGCGGCTGCTGACTTGAGCTGACGGCCAAGTTCATCGACCACCGAAACGTGGGTGGGCTTTTTGGTCAGGGTTGAAATGACGCCTGCGGCAGAGGTGTATCCTGCTGGACCGATCAGCTCATCTAATCCAGACGCTTCGAGCAGCTCTTCGAGAACCGTCTTGGTATGCTCTTTGCCTGATCCAGTCTCGCCAATATTTAGGAAGTACAGGCTGGAGAAGTTGCGCTGATCTGTAACCCAGCGGCGTCCCATGACAACTGATCCGAATGCTATGGCTGCTTGGACTGCGAATTGTGGCTGGGGTTTGATCGCCGTGACCGTGTAGTAGTTGACCACATCTTGCAGGATGCCCGGCACAGAGAGCAGATCTTCTGGAACATTTTCCATCGAACCTTGTTTTGTCTTCTTGGACTTGGATAGAATTTTGTCGGCAATCTTTGCGCCATGCTCAATGGCCTCCTTATCATATTCATAATCTGGATTTTGCGTGACATTCAGGAGCTGCGCTGCATCCTTAACTGCCTTGCTGACATTACCCATGTGTTCGTATTGCATCCAAAGCTCGAAGGCATCGAAGGAGTGGGCGCTGTCAAATGGATCTGATGCGTGGTGCGAATAGGCACGGCCATCCTCAAATAGCTTTACGCCTGCCAAACCTGACGTTGAGTTTGGTGACAGGTATCTGCCACGGGATGTTGGCTTGTAGCCGTACTGAACCAGCAGGGTGTGCATGTCGTGGGCGTCATTGAACTTATCGATCACTGACGTGCTGTCGCCTTTTGGGCGTGGTTTTTTGGTTGGCTGAAATTCCACCTTGCGTTTCCAAGGGCATATGTCTTGGAGCTGTGGGCGAAACTTATCCCACTCGCGCCATAGTGTCAGGAGCTGTGGCGGTAGATCTGGTAGGCCATCGAAGATCGACCTGCCTGCCCACTCATATGGACGGCCAGTATCTGGGTGGATCGATGGAGGCAGAACGTCTTGAGTTGCGCCAGCTCGAAGCTCGAACACCACTTCTGTTTTGCGCGGATCATCTTTGACGGGCCACGATATTTTATGTGTGCCAAGATCATCAGGCGCTTTGAAGATTAACTTGCCACGATTTTCACGCCCAATGATTTGTGGGGCTGATTGCATGAGTTCAGAGAAGTCTATGCCCAGCTCTTCGAAGATGATCTTTGTGTGTTCGACGTTATCAATATCGACGGCGCACGTCTTTGACGCGCCGTGCAACAGCCCAACATTGTGGGTGGGATTTTGCTCGTAGTATTCCCGCGCTGCATCAGGATCTGACAATGCCTGCTCTGGCTTCTGCCAGCCAAACTTTGTTGGACCCTTCGAGCCTGCTGGTATGGTAACCAGATACCAGCTTAATCTGGAGCAGTAGTCTTCTATCTTCATTGCGAATCACTCAGGTATTCTGAGAGCTTTTTCCAAGTGGTCAGGCTGATTTGTTCGTTGCCTGTGGCGATGCCTTTAACAGTTGGGTGGGACAGCCCACATTTTTCTGCAACTACGGTTAAACGCCTATCTTGTAAGGCATTGCGTATATCATCAAGGGGTATCAATTCGGTCATTTTCGTTCCTTTTTTACAAAATGTGCAAAAACATCTTTACTATGTGTAAATGTTTCTGTAAACCGATTTTTGTAGAGAGAGAAAATTAAAGGAGATTGCGATGAGCAATGTTGATGGATTGGCCTCCGAGTGGCTAGAAGTGAAGGCGCAAGAAAAACTAATTATTGCACAGCGCCATGCAATAGAAGAGCAAATCACAAAGGCATTAGATGCCAAGGGTGAAGGCTCAATTTCCCACAAGCTGGAACAACACAAGATCACGCTGACACAGCCTGTATCTCGCAAGGTTGATCCGATTATCTGGGACAAAATCAAACATAAAATTCCTGAGAACATGCACCCTGTGAAGGTGACACTTTCTGTTGATTCGGCTGGCTGTCGCTACTTGGCAGAGAAGGAGCATCGGATGTGGGCCAAGGTTGCTGATGCATTTGAATCTAAGCAGGGCAAGATCGGCGTTAAAGTCGAAGCCTTGTAGTGACCTTTTGGTACATGCTGGTGGTCACTTACTCTTTGGAAGTTAACGGCGCTCACGAAAGTACATTTCATGTTCCGTTTGAAAACCAACCATCCTGCGCTGCGGCAATGGATAAAATATACCCCGTAATCTACGCGGAGTACCGGGACAGTATGGCGCAATGCATAAAGACAGATGTGCCATCGAAATCAATGAGGCCCAAGATGCGGCCTAAGAATTTAAAAAAGGAGAAGTAAAATGGAGAGAACAATGGATGAAATTTTGGATGAGGTGTTTGGCCTCGTATTTGGGAAGGATTGGTAATGGCTATAAATTTAAAATCACTGTCAAAACCTACGGGCCAGCGACCAATTATTGCTACGCTCTTTGGTGAGGGCGGCATGGGTAAGACCACACTGGCGGCAATGTTTCCGAAGCCTGTATTTATTCGCACAGAAGACGGTACTGCTAGTCTTGCGGGTAACGAAGATGTCAGCCTGTTTCCGATTGCCCAGTCAAGTGAAGACGTGCTTGGAGCAATTGAGGCATTGGCTACAGAAAAGCATGAGTTCAAGACGCTTGTGATCGACAGCATTACGCAGTTGGCCACGCTAATTGAGAGCGAGATTGTTGCTGCTGATCCAAAAGCCAAGTCGATCAATCAAGCTGGTGGCGGGTAT